CCCCAATGTTACGCAGTTTGTTGCGGAGAGTTTACTAACTCACAAAACGGCCATTTTTACGAAATTTGATTTTCGAGACGTTTAATTTACGTCTAAAAGGGTGGGAATACTACAGGAGGAGGTTCTGCTGATTGCTAAACAGCCTCTTCAATAATAGGCCCAGTGTTGGTGTTTCTACGAGCACCGTAAGATCTCATGTTGATCTGCATGTTGGTACCACCGGCAGCGAACTTGGTCAAGAGACCAGTACCGACGGCATACGACGCCACACGGAGGCAGACTGTCGTAGCTTTCTCGAGCGTGACAAGCCATTGGGCAGCGGCATTGCTGGCAGCGGTGAGTCCGTTGACCAGGGAGTAAACCACATCCCACGCAGTTCCAGTCCACTGCTCGAGAGTGTACGTGGTGACTGCTGTATTGCCTGTCTCGCCGTCGAATGTCGCGAACGCTGAGGTGAGATCGACTGTGTAGATTCCCGGTTTGAGGAGGAGACACGACTTCCACCCGGCGGGAAGACCGTCGGGCGAAACCACCTTGACGATGCCGATTTGATTGAGGGCATAAGCGTCGGTGTTCTCGGGCGTGCCATCCCCCCACGGGAAGATGTACTTGGTGTCGGTGTTGTCCGCAGGAATCGAGATCTCGGGGATGTTGCGTAGGAACGACGTTGATCCGATGATTGTGTCGGATATCTGGTTGTCGGTGCGCGGGTTGTACAGGTGTGCGTCGAAGAATTCGATGTCGTAGTCGACGTGAAGATGCCCGACTGGTCCGGGCACTCCATCGTACGTGGCTAGGAACATGTACCCGGGATCGAACGAAATCAGCGCAATGCCGACGTCGCCGTCGCGGACTCTCTTCCACTGGATTCCGTTGAACCCCTGCTTGATCGGTACGTTGAATGTCATCGCCTCGTAAGCTCGGCAACTCTTGGTGGCCGAGTACGACACCATGGCAGCCAGAGACTTCGCCACTGGGGCATCGGGGTTGAATTCGAATGCCATTTGGACGACTCCTGGTGTGATGGTGGTGGCGACGGTAGGGATGTACGTGTAGCGTAGGGAATGAATCCTGTACTTGAGAAACATCTTGGAAACGTTCTGAACCCATGGCCAGTTGACTCCCGGGTTGACTGGAGAGATTCCGGTGGCGAATGCTGCGGACATCTGGAGGTGTCCAATGAACTCGTGACCGTGAACCCGACAGCCGTCCTTGGTTGTCGTGATCTTCCGTCCGTGGTTGGGTCCACGCGACTGGAGTTGATACGACTTCGTCACTGGCATCGACCGCGAGGTCACAAAAGAGGTGGCTCGCGACTGGGGTTTCTTCTTGGGTTTCTGCTGGTTGCGCACGACTACAGTCGTCGTAGTCACTCGCTTCTTGGTTGGTTTCTTGCGCGGAGGCATGAAGTAGTAGAGAGGTACAATTGAAGACTCTGCGGTTAGTCTGAGATACAACAATTGACGGAGGGCCGTCTGCCTCATTTGTTGATTCTCTACGCATAGGCTGATTGTACAACTCAATGTCTGGGAATACTCCCATCCGCGAACAGAAAGTCGCGAATCCGCTAAGCACATCACGATCCGGTTGGTGAGGGCGCAAGTCGTCGATCTCCATACAGTAATACGATCCTGCGAGAGAGTCCATGATCGATTGTGAGACCACGGCATTCGGAGGACCGTTCGCTGCGCTTGAGATACGGCGGGGAGCGTCGGCTACGCAATTGAGAACTGACGTCTTGTAGACGAACGTCATCTGGCACAGAAAGATCGCACTCTTGTGGAAGTTTGCAGGGCTAGCCTCGAACAAAGATTCCAACTTGGCGTCGATGCCAAACTCGGTTTTACAGTACTCAACGAACATCTTAGCAATGAGATTGCCATCTTGGCCGGGCTTACAACACACAAATCCATCGTCGCCGCTGACGACGAATGACTTGCGGTCGATGTCCAGGTTGTACTTGGCAGGGAATGCTATCCAGATGTTGAAGTTGCGCCAGCTATTAAAACTGGTCGTAGCGTAGTTACCGGAAGGATTTCCAACAGGAAGGCGGTGAAGGTCAAAGCCTTGTTGATCGGCGAAAGAACCACGGCTAAGGAAAAAGATCAAGTGACACTTGATGAAATCCGGCATTGGAACTCCCTTGTAGAACAGACGCCACTCAAGGGGAACTGCACTCCCGTCGAACTTGCTGTAGTCCATACCGAAGGTGTGGAACACGAATCGGCTACGGGCTTGGCGCAAGTATCGCTCAGGCATGCACTTCTCCCACTGGAGAGGGTGCGTCGGGTCATTGACCGCTTTGACATTCTCGCGCGAGTATATGAACTCAGTCCATCCCGCGGAAAAGATGCGCTGATCAAGATGAACGAAGAGGTGACTAGCCTGTATCGTACGATAGGCTTCGTCGTCAATCTTCTTTGAGGAGTAGTTGTCCGTCTTGAGAGCTACGACCCAGACCATGTTGGAGCGTTCTTCCTTGTTGCGGAAGATATCTCGCAGCTCGTCGTGGTATCGCATATAACACTGGAATACACCTTCAGTGCCATACTCTTCAATGAACTCCCCCGTAGTAGGAGGTAGATCTCTACCCCAATGGCCTTCTACAACTCCTCCGACGCGCGCAGTTTTCTTTTGCTGGTCGAGCGCCGGTAGGAAGATGTTCTCATAGAAAAGGGCAGGCTCATTCTCATAACAATCACGCGTCATGAAGTCGCGCTGATAGTAAGGAGAGTTGGCGTACTCATCTTCTGTGGATTGAATGGCAGAGAGGTAGTGAGGACAAGTGACGTCGTGGGCAGGCTTAGTGTAGCGCTCAGTGCCCTTGACAATACGCTCTCGGGTACTGCCAGGGTTACAATGGCGTCGGCTAGCAACAAGCTCACGCGTCATCTCTTTCATCTTGAGGTCGCGAGGAGGACCGGCATACGGGCCGATCCGCTCGCTCTCGTTCTTAACGTCGTCAGGAGACGAAGAGGAGAACGAGGAATCTACGACGTGGGCGGCGTCGAAGACCGGGGCGTGGACGCAAACGTTTAGCTGCTGTTGTTCCATCGCCCCTTCGTGTACTGCGACAAGCATACCTCCACTAAATACTGGACTACCCGAGTCACCTCCAGCCGAAGAGTAGTCCGTAATGAACCCTTGTTCGTTGAATGATTCGATGTGTCCACTCGAGTGGGACATATGCCCCTGTCGAAAGACAGGATCTCCAGGATTGCCAGCAAAGGGCTGGGGTGGCTTGGTCCATACACTCTTTCCTGAAGGGAGAGCGCGGTTACCAAGATTGAAGAACACAGAACTGGGGAAGTCGGGGTTCCAATAAACCTTCGACTTCATAACAGGCTTACCATCAACAACGACAGAGCGAAGATCCTGTTGGACCTTGTTTTGGTAGGTGTGGTGGCCTGAAATCCACGAGTTCTTGTTGGCGATCAGTGAGTGGGTTGATATCACCACCCCCCGTCCGCGACCTCGTTCTTCATAGTACCCAGTACACTTTGAGGTCTGGTTCCTGCGAGTGAGAGTGTCATAAACCGTGACTTCGACATAAGCAGAAATGTTGGGAACTGACACACCTTTAGATGTGCACTCGTTGTCAACCTTGCGCCGAGATATCTTCCCAATTCTTTCGAGGGGAGGCATAGGGGTGCGAGGTCGAGTCGCCGGTGTCTCAGTACTCTCGATCGGGCGGGCCTGCCCTTGGGCTGCGGGTGTGGCGACGCTCGGAGTTTCTGGACGGTAGATCACATTCGCTCGCTCAAAAGAGGGAGCTAGTGCGACTGGCGGTGTGTACTTCATGGTGTTCAAGTTGAGTGATTCTGGCAATATAGCGGTCTGGTCAGGTTCTTTTCCGAAGCTTAACATCCACTGTTTGTTTCGGGAATGCAGTATTTCTGTCACGCGGTCCATCACTTCCTGCAGCGACTCGTTGCCTACGAATGAGAGCATGCCGAGTTCGTTGAATAGTTCGTCAACATGAGCACGAGTTGTGGGAATCTGGCTAGGAAGAACAAGGATCTTGTTGTAATGCTCTTCATAGTCAAACCACGTGGTGCGGTAGTTGATCTTAACTACAGGAGGGAGTGCAGCTCTGAGTACGTGAACCAAGCATCTGTAACACTTGAGATCTTCGTAAGCCACTGGAAGTGGCATGATAGAGGCTTCCAACCTGAGTGATGGGTTGTACTTTTCTCGCTTGGATGCGCGGCGGTCAAATGCATCTTCGTAGTTTTGAACCATGGTTAGAGCGTACTCTTCACGGTCACGGAGATGTTCTCGTTCCTCTGACGACATTTGCATGCGGTGCATGCGCATCCCTCGAAGAAACAAAGTCTGCTCAGTATCGACAGATGCGTCGACTTCGAATTCATCGCCGTCGTCGTACTTGTCCATATCTGCTAACAGATCTGCGTTATCTTCAAGCCATTCTCGTGCCCCACGCGCATGTTTCTCATGGTGTGCAACGTCTCGGTCGTCAACCGTAAAGTCAAGATTGTAGTCATGCCAATAGGCTGCTCCGTCGACGTTCTGTGCGTGGGTGTTAACCTTGCCCGCTCCTTTCTTTCGACGACTCCTCTTGATAACCTTGGCTTCTGAGTGAACACGAAGAATGGTTCGGACCACATCAGGGACAAGGAATTTCTCGAGGACCCATGGGGCTAGGATCACGTTGGTAGATAAGACGAGTGCATATACTGTGAGTACAACCAAAGTGCGTGAGAGAGGAGAGCGTTTCGGAGCTCTGAAAGGACTCAGCACAATGAGTATACGAGGATGCATGTACTTTTCAAACCTGCCGAGGAGAAAACTGGTGGTGAATGTTAGAAAACACCAGATGGCAGGTGATGGTAACTTGTTCGTCCATGCGACGATGGCACATCCGACAATTACAACTGTCCACAGACCGATCAGAAACGACTGGTAGATAGTAATAGACCAGAGGTACGCGTTGAGAATCAAGGCACACGTCCGGCGGTAAAAACCTACACGAAGTAGTCGTAACTGGGTTTCGTAGAGAGAGTAGACAAACGCGATAAGAAGCACCAAGACTAGAGAATACTCTAGCCAGTGTAAAATGTCGCGGGGAGTCCACCCATTGAAGAAGTTGTAGTCCTCACATCCTCCGTGAACCCACAAGTCGCACGTCTCTTCGATGTAATTGCGGGTTTCGTATATTGCGCTAAGGAGTAACGGTGCAATGGTCTTGGTGTACACAGTGCTCACGTACTCATAGGAAACATAGAAACGTTGATCGTGACGAAGGTCGGTCGACAGTTGCTGGTGGGCGGAAGGAATGGGGACTTTGACGGCTCGCAGCTCTCGGAGATGAGAGGCCCAGTGTGAGGTGTTGAAGTAGACAGGGAGCGTGTTGGTCTCCGTCAATGCTTCGCACGTCACTACTGCGCGAGTGAAGAACAAGTAAGCCACAAGGATCCAAAGGAAGGCGTTGCGGTGCTGAAACACCGCGCGCGCAAGTAGTTCTAGAGAATGAAAGCGATGTGGCTTGTACTCATAGAACGGGAGGATCTCATGGGGTAGAAGGCCTTCCTCGGAAGAGTCCTCTGACTCTTGACGGGAAAGATCTTCAATACCAGGAGTGGAGTCAATTGACTCTCCATCTGTGGCCTGTGTCGGCGGAAAAATTTCGTCGAGAGCAGCCTCTAAAGAGAGGGCTTGCTCATGGGTCCACGTAACGCCGAGGTACCGAGAGTCGTGAACAGCCATTACGAGATCATCACGAGTCTCATAGAGGTCTGTGATGTCGTCACGGGTGTACGCGTCATCTAGGAACAGACG